GCGTTCGCGCACTCCTTGAGGGGGTCGGCGAAGTTGACCTTTGCGGCCCGCTTGACAGACCACTCGAGGAGCCCGTTCGCTAGGGTGTCCTTCCCGGCCCTGGAGAAGCCCGCGATCAGGACGAGGGTGGGGCGGCCTTCGACGATGCTCATTGGGCGGTTGTGTCGTACTGGCGGAGGATGCGGGACAGGCGCAGCGCCTTGCGGAACTGGCGGCCTGAGACGTTCAGCGCCTTGCGGAGGTGCCGGTGCTTCACGGTCGGGTCGGTGCGGAGGGCTTCGAGGCAGATCAGGGTGCGGGTCTGCTGGTCGCCCTTGCGGGCCTCGGCGACGAAGTCCTTTTCCATTAGAAGGGCGGGGCCTCCTGGCTGAGGTCGGGGGCGGGGGCGGCCTTGATAGAGCCCTTGGCAAACCCGAGTTTGTATTTGAACTGCGGCTTGCCCTGCCATTCGCCGTTGGGCTCGACGGTCACGGCGACGTCGATGGTCTGGCCGGCGGCGGGCTTGAGGTACTCGAGGAACTCGGCGGGGGTGGCGTCAAGGCGCAGCTCGGCGGTGTACTTGCCGGAGAACTTGCCGACGAGCATGGCGAGGGCCTTGCCGTACTTGGCCGAGTAGTTCTTCGAGAGGCAGTTCCCTTCGACGTCGACGAAGAAGATGCGGGCGGAGACGGTGCCGTCTTCCCAGGTCTTCACCTTCTCGAACTTGGGGGCGATCAGTTTCAGGCGGAAGTTGCCGGACTGCTCGATGGTCTTCAGCGGGGGGCGGTCGTTTGCGGGTTGGGTCATGTTGGTATTAGGCGAAGGTGATAGGGGCAGGGGCATCGCTCGGGGCCTTGTTCAGGTCGAGCGTTTGGATCTCCTGAGAGTATCCGGGCCAGTCGTTCGACGCGAGGCAGGCCTTGTAGGTCTCGATGGCCTTGATGAAGTCGCTGTAGCCGTAGGCCATCAGGTCGGGGCCGAGCTCGTAGACGGCGGTCTGGAGGGTTTCCTTCTCGACGCAGATGAAGCGGAAGCCCTGGACGTGCTCCTTAAAGCCCGCGGTGTAGGCGGCCTTGTAGAAGTTAGCCTGCAGGTTGTAGCGGTAGGCGCGGACGGCCTTGAGGAAGCCCGAGGGGGAAGCGTCTTCGCACGTCTTGAGGTCGTACAGGTAGCCGTCGGTTTCGCCGACCGCGTCGATAGCGGCCTTGATGTTTACGTCCATGAACGAAGTCATGAACATAAACTCGGTCGCCTTGAACTTGAAGCCGTGCCGGTCAATGCAGCCGAGCGCAGCGGCGGCGATCTTGAGAGACTCCTCAGCCTCGTCGGCGCTGAGGACGGTCGTCCCGGGCTGGAGGCTGGCGCTAAAGGCCTCGAAGGCCTGCTTGCCGTCCTTCGTGCGACGATCGCAGACCGGGGCGATGGCGAAGGCGGTCTCGGCCTTGGGCTTGTCCAGGACGAGGGCGTGGACGTAGGAGCCGACGCGGAGGGCCTTAGTCGTCTCGCGCTCGGCGTTGATGTACTGGCGGTAATGGGCCGGGGACTTGAGCAGTTCTTTCGAGCCGCTGTAGTTGAGGGCCTCGATGCCGTCGTAAATGACGCGGGCCGGGATGATGTGGGGGGGGATGTGTAGCATGGTTGTTTGTGGGAAAGGGTTAGAGGGCGTCGTCCTCGGCGGTGCTGTCCTCGAGGGCGAAGGTCACGGCCTTCGCGTGTTGCAGGGCCTCCTCGGCGAGGCGCTCACATTCCTCGAGCTGATTGCGGAGGCAGCGCAGGGACACGACCGCGGCGTGGGCCCGGTCATAGAAGGCCTTGACGTCGTAGGCCTCTTCAAGGGAGTCGGGGTCGAGGCGGTCAATCTCCTCTCGGGCGAGGTCGGCGCATTGGCTTACGCGGGTGTAATCGCTGATCGTGTCGGCCCGGGCGGCACGGTCGGACAACTTGCCCAGGGCTTGGGCGGACTGCATCAGGAGGCCGCGGATATAGTCGTGGTTCGTCATGTTAAAAGGCGACCTCGGTGATGGTCTTCCCATCGGTGAAGAAGAAACGGACGTTTGACCGGGCGAGGCTCGGGAGGGTGTTGCGCTTCCAATCGGCGAGGTTCGCGTCGAAGACCTTGCGGGACTTGGCGAAGACCTCGGCGAAGGGGATGCCGTCGAGGATGATTAGCAGGACGAAGGGGTAGCCGGCGGAGGCGGCGGCCTTGACGACACCAGAGGGGACGAGAAGGGGCTTGCGGACCGGCTTCATGGGACGATGCGGAGATGCTGGACGCACCAGATGAAGGCGCTGACAAAGGACAGGGCAAAGATGATGCCCAGGAGGAAAGGGAACAGGAACTCGGGCCTCACTTGGTCAGGGGGCGGACGCCCGGGGCGGCGGAGGCGGGGGCCGAGAAGGCGGTCGGCTTGGAGGAGGAGGCGCCGTCGTCGTCGAGGTCGGTGGCGATGCCGCAAGCGGTCTGGATGGACTGGCGGCGAAGGTAGGTGATGGCGCTGCCAATCTGCTGCGGGGTCAGACCTTCAGCCTTTACGGAGAGGCGGCCCGAGGGGAAGGTCGAGCCGTCCATGTGGCGGAAGGCGGTGAACACGGTCACCTTGCCCTCCTCGCTGTCGAGGGTCTGGACGATGGCGAGGCGGTGCTTCGCGGCGACGGCCTTAACGCTGTCCAGGATTTCGGGCAGGCTTGCATATTTTGAACGAAAAGCCGGATTGATTCGGTCGGCGTGGACGTTGCCAACGTCGTTCAGGAAATTGACGAGGTCGGCGTTGGGGTTGTGGGGGGTGCTCATGGGTTTAGATTGGGCGGCGTTTGTCTTTAAGTCAGTCGGCCTTCGGCTTGTCGACGAGGGTCATCAGTTCCTCGCGGGCGATGCGCTGGAGGTCGCCGTTGATAATTGGGTTGTAGTACTCCTTGCCGTTGTAGACGGAGACCTTGAGGAGGCGGGCCAAGCGGTTGTCGGGCAGGATAACGTACGACGTGCCCGGTACGGGGATGGGCGGCACGACGAGGTGCTTCGTCGTTTGTTCGTTAGCAGGAATGCGTTGTTTCATTAGGGGGAGAAAGGGGAGGGGGCTCCAAGTGCTCTTCGTGGTGCGCTAGTTGAACCGCTATGCGTCGAAGATACTATTTTGTCGGAGCCCCCAAAGGTCAGTTGATGGCGCCGCGGCGGGCGGCGTCCAGGATGAGCAGGGCGTCGGCGCTCCAGAGGGTGACGTCGACGGTGGGAAAGAGCTCAGCGGCTCGGGCCTTGAGTTTGTTTTTCCACGCGGTCGTGGTCATGTCGCCCTTCGTGCCGCAGGTATGCGCCTTCTGCCAGATCGCGGGACGGACGCGGTGCATCTTCCAGCCGAGCGTGACGGCGGCGCCGTAGAGGACGCCAACGTTGAACATCATCTTGCCCACGGAACTGCCGGGGATGTTCTTGCCGGCAAAGAGGGGCGGCTCCTCAAGGTAGCAGTCGATTTCCTTCGCGGTGCTGGAGACCTCGACGAGGAAGGAAACAACCTCGAAGTCAGTCCCCGGCATCTTCTGAACCGTGACGAGCCCGTCTTGATCCACTAGGGCGAGCCCGCCGTTAACGCCTGGGTCGATTGCTACGATGAGGGCCACGAGCAAGACCCTTGCAGTCGTGCAAACTCCTTGCCAGAAATAAACTAGCGACGCACTAGATTGCCGACGCGGACGGCGTAGGAGGCCCGGGCCGGCGGAGCGTTCGAAAGGCGAAAGCCGATGCTCGCGGCGCCGGTGAAGCCGAGGTTCCAGCAGAGGGCCAGACACTCGGGGGAAGGGTTAGGTATGCCCCGGGCGGTCAAGCGGCCTCTGAGGGCACGGAGATAGGCAAGGGCGACCATGTCCTGGGCAAGAGGGGAACGCCATTGGTAGCGGGGAAAGGTCGGTCGGCCTTCGCGGTTCAGCTGCGCGTTACCGTCGGCCCACGCCTCGGGGTGCATTTGATAGAGGCCAAGGGCCGCCCCTCCGTCGCCACGCTGGAGGCGCTCGCCACCCTCGACCTGCCCGATCGCGTCGAGGATGCGGGCGTCGGACTGGGCCTTGGCAGCGCAGCCGAGTAGGAGCAGGGCGACGAGGGGGACAGGGCTCACGGGCGGCGGGGGATGAAGGAGCCCTCGACCGTGACCTCGCCGATGCGGTAGGAGAAGGTCAGGCCGATGCAGTCGCCGGCCCCGACGTAGGGCTTGATGCTAATCTGGTCGGCCCCGTCGGTCGTCATCAGCACGGAGTAGTCGCGGATGAGGCGCTCGACGTGGGGCAGGGCGAACTTGGCCCTGGCGTAGTCGCCGGTTATGATGCGCTCGTTGATGTGGTAGACCTCGCCGGCTAGGGCCGAGAAGGCGCGGAGGTGGCGGAACTGGCCGACGTCGCTCACGGCTGGCCTCCATTCTTGTAAAATGTGGCGGCAGTAAGAAGCCTTTGCAATTCCTCAACCTCGGCCTTGAGGCGGCGGCACTCCGCTTGGGATGCGTTGATGGTCTTATCCATCTCGGAGGTCAAAGCCTTGAGGCGGGCGTTCTCGGCCTGAGCCTTGACCATCTCGGCCCACTTCTCGGGCTCGACCGGGATGAACTTACCCACGGGAGCGCTCCTCCATCTCGCGGATCACGCGCTCGTTGTGCAGGGCGACGGCGTGGGCTCGCTCGGCCTTGGCAATCCAATGTTGCCGGCTGTCCAGGGCGTTCCTCAGGGCGAGTTTCAGGCGCTCGTTTTCCATATGCAGACCGTGTCCATTGCCTCTTGTGTGCATATCGCGGAGCAATTTGTATTTCCTTTTTTCGTCTATAGTTTCAAGTTGAGATGCCTTGAGCGCTGCGTCGAGGCGGTCGTTCTGGGTCTTCAGCGCCGCGACGATGCTGGAGAGCGTCCGGGCCGTCGACCAGGGGTTGAGCCACCAAAGGCGGGGCAGGGTGTTTCCTTTGACGGTGAACATGGCAGGATGATGGGAGGCGGGGTCGGGCATCAGCGTAGGGAGTAGGGTGCGCGGGGCTGGACGTTCTTCCACTTGATGCCGAGAAGCTCGAGCCAGTTCCGGAGCAGCGGGACGGAGATCGCGAGGGCCTCGGCGGCGTCCTTCTGGGACTTGCCGGCGGCGTTGAGGGCGATGAGCCGGGGGTGCTGCTCGGCAAGGCGCTTGGCGAAGTCCGGGCGGACGGGGCGGCAGAGCGTCAGCGGGCGGGCGTTGACGGTGATGACCGATTGAACGGCTAGGGTTTTTGGCATGGTGTTGGGTGGGAGATTAGCGGGCGAGATGCCAGCAGAGGATGGTAACCTTCGGGTTGGAGGTGGAGCCGCTGTCGCGGTACTCGACGACCTGATCATAACGGCTGACGGCGTCGGCCTTGGCCTTCGCGGTCACGCACTTGTTGAAGTCGCTGGAGGTCGGCTCGCTGGCGAGGACGACCAACTGGCCCCGGGCGTGGGAGATGCCGTAGAGGGCGTAGGAGCCGCGGCCCCGGATGTAGGTGTAGTCATCCTTGGACGACCGGGGGGAGGTGCGGAAGTCGATGACCTTGCGCTTGAGGAGGTCGACCATCGCCTTCTCGGCGACCAGTTCGGCCTTGGGTTTGGTGGGGGTGCTCATGGTGGGAGATTAGAACTTGGGGTTATCGATGATCTCGAGAAGGCCGGGGCCGTCAGCGAGGAAGAAGATGACAGCCGCCAGCAGGATGCCGAGGCCGAGGAGGGTGAGGAGTTTCATGTGGGTTGTGGGGAAGAGGGGTTAGGCCGCCATCCAGATTAGAGTGCGGACGGTGTCCTGAGCGTCGTCGATATTGTCGCCGAAGGAGCGACGGAGGTTGGAGTCGAGGCAGTCCAAGTCCTCGCGCATGGCATCGAGGGCGACGTTGGCGGCGTTCAGGGATTCGATAGCCCCGACGGACTTGAGGCCGTGGGCGCCCACGATGTGGCGGGCCATGTCCAGGTTATCGATGACCGCGGTGGACGAGGTGCGGAAGTTGCGGTCGTGGCGGAAGTCGATGCACCGGGTGATGCGGTTGAGTTCTTCGACGATCGAGGTGCTTTCGGGGATTTGGTTCATGGGTGGTGTGGGTTGGAACGTCCCGACCCTAGGCTTGCCGTTTTATTCCGTCAAGACTTTTGCCTATGGTTTACAAATGCCCCCCTTCCCGCCCCCGTTTGTAAACCCTAGCCAGCCCCCGCCCTACCCCATTAGACCCCTCTGCCTTGCCCTAGGAGGCGTTTTCTTTCCTCAGACGTAGGAAGACCGCCACCCCTACCCCAAGGCACCCGACCGACAGGGCGAACCCTAGGTCTCGGCAGGTCTTCAGGGCCAGCGTCG